TGCGCGCTGGCAGTATTGCCGCCACCTAACGATGCACCAAGGCTCAGTGGCTGTTGGCCAAGCGATTCAATATCGCCTGCTGCGCCGAGATAACCTTGGAACGGCGCGAGTGAGCCAACTAAACCGCGCTGGTAGCCGCCCAGCAAATCGGCACCCGTGCCGAACAGCGTAGTGCCGAATGCCAACTGACGTTGCCCTTCTTCTTGCGCCTGTGCGGCTAACCTTGCGTCTTGTTGTGCAATCGCGTTGTAGTACGCCTCCATCTCTGGATTCGTTGCAGCAAGTCCTGCCCCGCCACCTGGACGCGTACCAGTTGCGCCGACCGACAAACCAGTGCGGCCTGCTTGGAACTGTTCATTGCGCAGTGCGGCCAACTGACGCTCACGTTGCGGAGCCAAGATGTCGAGCTGCGAGGTCATGTAGCGTTGTGCCACATCAGCAGGTGACTGGGCGATGTATTGTTGGCCAAGATCAAACAGACTAGTCGCCGCGCCGGTCATCGGGGCATACAGTTCTGGCGCTTGTGCCAAGTAATCCATGCCTTGGCCGCCAGCCATACTCATCAAGCGGTCTTGGTAGGCCCGCATCTCTGGCGTTAGCTCATAAGATGCGCCGCTCACACGGCCGTCTTTTCCAGTCGTGAACTGACTGCGGCCGAACCGTGTTGTAATGCCTACCGGCCGAAAGCGTGCTTCTTCTGCAGCAATACGCGCAGCGTCGCGTTGCGCGGCAGCAGATTCGCGAGCAGCACTCCTAGTAGCGCCAGCCTGCATCGAACTACCTAGAAGCCCTAACCCACCCCCTATAACTGCGGCAGCGATAGGCATGTCATTCTCCTTTAATCAACACGTTGTCCACGTTCGCCGGGTCTTTTTCATCCGTTGCGTGGATACAGTACCAAACACAATCTTCAATTGCTTTCACGCCGTGCGTGACGCCCGCTTTGATTTCAATGCACGCCGGAGCGTTCACGATTTCAATCTCTTCACCTACTAGCACTGCCACTTTGCCTTTAGCCAAAATCGACAAGTGACTAAAGTCATGCGTGTGCTTCAATATCGCCTGTCCAGCTTTTACGCGTATCTCTTTGGCGTATAAACCATCAGAAAAATGGTGAATAAGCTGATGGTCGGGTAATGTTTCAACAATCATGCAGTCCGCTTCCACATATACACAACGATGTACGGCTGTAAGTTAGCGTTCGTACCGGACGAGCCTTCTGTGCTGTTAGACACAGTAATACCCGTAGTGTTAGATTCGGAAGTAAGTTCTGCGCCGACAGCAGTTAAACCTACCGCCCCTTGAGAACTACCAGAACTACTAGCACCTACGTTATACGCATTTAATTTATGTGTGTGCCCTGGGTCTGTTACCGTTGCTGTGTGCGTGTGGCTCACAACAACTAAATCTTTAGAGCCGCCAGTCTCTTCAGCCGTGTCAAACAACGTGTCACTGGCGTTAAGGCCCACCATCACTCGGCCAGCGCCAAATTCCGTCCACGTACCAAACCCAAGTAACGTGCCTGGGTTCGTGCTATTAGTTGCATTAACGTAGATCGAACCAACTGGGTATAGGGCTAGTTTTACTGCGTCAGCAACGTCCTGCACAAACGCCGTTGTGGCTAACTTAGTGCTGTCATCGGTCGACGTTTGTGTAACCGCTGTTGTGCCAGTTGGCAATGCGGGCGTACCAGTAAATGTTGGCGAGGCAAGATCGGCTTTCGTCGCAACGGCCGTGGCGATATTGTTGAACTCCGTGTCGATCTCGGTGCCCTTGACGATCTTGCCTGCGTTGCCAGACGCCAGCGCGTCTTTAGCCGCAAAATCGGTAGATTTAACGTAGTTACTCATGACACCCTTCCATTCTTAGCTTGGATTTCAATCCGTTGAATCGATAACGCCGATCCATCAATGTTTGCTTCGTACCCAGTCTGCACAATCTTGCCGGAGCCTGTCGCTTGCGCGTACAGCGTTTGTAGCGCTAAACCGTTGGCGTATTCTGCCACCGGCACGCCGTTAGCGCCGTACTCCGCAATGCCGTATTCCGCAACTGATTGCGTCGGAATTTGCACGTTCTGCGACAGGTAGTTCTCGGTAAAATCGAACCCCCATTTCATCGTGATGTATTGGTTCGTTCCGCCAATTACGACGACTAGCAAACGCTTCAAAATGGAAGTAACACTCTGATCACCTAGATCGGAATGGTTTGTGTAGTACTGTATGCGATACGTCGAACCGTTATCCGTATGGCCAGTGTATTTACCGACGTAACCCGTCTTGCCGATCAACAAGTCACCATTACGTCGCGATAGCAACGCTGTCGGTTCGATGTCTGTCCAAGTGGTCACCCGCGCAGCTCCATCCTGCAACGTAGCGCGTGTGTCGAATACATAGACTGACTTGTTAGCCGGTAACGTCAATAGATAGAACGCGTCGACTTCCGAATAAACGGCCTTAATGTTGGCTAATGTTTCACCTGCGACAATACCCATCAAGTCGTTTCGGACGTTCTTGCTGATGTCCTTAAACGGCGCAGACTTCTCTTGAATCGTGCGCATGATCGACCGCACACCGCTGTTCGATAAGAACAAGACGTCAGTATTAGTGCCTTGCACCGAATCACGCGCAATGCAGCCAATACCAATCACCGTGTCGTACAACGACATCGTCGACGGAGCTGTTGCACCTTGGTAGACGAGAATCTGACGCTTACCGAAGATAAACAGGAATCCGTTATGCGCAGCCAGCGCCACAATCTCGTCTTGTCCGTTCGGCCAGACATTGTTCACGTTCAACGTGCCCGATGTACCGCCGGTATAGATGTGGCCGGACAGTAAGTCAGAAAACGTCAGTGTTTGTTTATCTGCCGCAGTATTAGCAATCCACAAACGACCGTATGCTGAGATGCACACATTGCCAGACGGCACCGTGCCCGCGTAGCCAGTCTTCTCACTGACACGGCGATAGGTCGTTGTGCTGACCGTTGGGTCGTAGATTAGCGGATCATGCCCAGTCTGGAAAAAGTACGTGATGTTGTTCAGCGACGCGCATTGCCAATTGTTGGCCGTAATTGTCGGCGCCGTGCCGCCGCCACCGTAGGTCAACTCGACAACCGCATTACTACCGTCGAGCTTGAAAATCTTATTGTTGCCAGCAAACAGCACCGTGTACGTGCCGTCGGCTACCACCAGCTCATGGATAACGCCGATCGGATTCGAGCCAAGGTTGCCCGTGCTGGCGTTCAGGTTGTCCCAACCCTTACGCGCGCCAATTCGGCCATACTGATCAATAACGCAATTAATAGCCGTCAACGCAAAACCCGCGTTCAAATCAAGCGGCGAGTCTTGCGTATTCAGGCCATAAAAACCTGGCGCTGAAATGCCATAGGTTTGTATCGCCTGGCTCATGTCGCGATGAACTCCTGCATCTCAGGAAAGCGTGTGGCTTCCAAGGCTATATAATCAGAAAGCATACTTCTGTACAGCGCATATGCCTCAGAAGAATTTAGGCCGCCATCTTCGCCCCGTTCGACCAACGCTCTGGCGTAAGCGTTCTGCGCCACCAACACATCTGGCACCAGCACCGACGTGTTGTCTGACGACAGCACCGCCTGTGGAACCGTTAAGAAAAACTTAACGGTGTACACGCCATCAGGCCGGCCCCACAGTTGCACTTTAGCGTCGCCGCTGCCATCAACACCTTCAAAGCAATACTCTGTAGGTACCGAGTTTACAAATGGCTGAAGGTTCTGCTTGCGCCGCATGTCTCCCACCGTAATGTTGCGCATGACAACGTTGGAGGTCGTGTTCAACGGGTCGCTGGAAACGCGAAACTTCTGACCCGCGCCGGTCAGCGAATACTCATAAACACTTGCGGAAGTAGTAACAGTGACTTCAGTACCCAACGCGTTCCAGTCGTAGGCGTCCTCGATCTGGCGCTTGGAGTCGTTGACAAACTTGCCGATGAGCTGAGAGTAGTTAGTCAAACTGACCGTGGTGACGGTCTGCTCCCGCAGCCGAAGTAGCACATCGTTGACGAGTTCTAAGTAGGTCATTTGCTTTTCGCCTTATTCCTTGCGGAAATAGCTTTAGCTTTTGCCT